TGGTCTGCTACGTTTAATGTGTTTGTTAAGAATGATATTACAATATGTTAGCAGATAAATTTTTAAGGGATGAACTTAATAAGTTTGCTAAATACGTTATACAGCAAAGTAGAAGCAACTTAAGTAAAGGCAAAAAGAACTATTCTAAGGAACTTTATAATAGTTTAAAGGGTAATATAGAAGTAAACGGTAAAACGACTTCTATGGTCTTTGAAATGGCTGATTACGGTAAGTTCCAGGATCAAGGTGTAAAAGGTAAAGACCCCAGTAAAGTATCGCCGAACGCAAAAATAACAGGCCAGCAAGCCCCGAACAGCCCTTACCGTTTTGGTACTGGCAGTAAAAAAGGCACGTTTAAACAGTTTGCAAAAAGTATGGCGAGCTATGCCCAGCGCAAAGGAATAAGGTTCAGGGATAAAAAGGGACGTTTTGCAAAAGGCGGATACGATGCAGTTGGATACGTAATAGCACGTAATATTTATTACAGAGGCATAAGGCCAAGTATGTTTTTTACAAAGCCATTTGAAGCGGCCTTTAAACGCTTACCAGATGACTTGTTAAAAGCGTACTCCGTAGGCATAGAAAAACAAATACAAATAAATTTAAAAGAATTATAAATGGCAAAAATAAACGTAAGAAGTCCATACTACATTCACGATACTGTAAGCAACCTAACTACAGACCGTATTGATATATACATATATACAGGGACGCAAGGCAGTAGGCCAAGTTCTGCAACTTACACCCTAACAAGTAACGCAATAGATGACAAAGTAACATTTGAAATAAGCGAACTTATAAAGGACTATTTTAATAATAATTTTGACGGCGATTACGCAAGTGATTTCTTTTGGGTTGATTACGAAATATTCCGTTCTGTAAGTGGCGGCTCAGAAGTTAGTCAAGGCATAGTACAATTAAGAGGCTTTTATGGTTACGGCTTTTATGAAGATGGCGTAAACCCACAAAACGACAGCGGCTTGCTGCAAACAAATACTAAAATAGTAAAGCTTGATGATGCCCCAGCTGTTATTCCAGTTGATACGGCGGTAACCCAACAAGTCACCTATGAATTAAACGGTGAGCAAATATACACCAAAGCTATAACCATCAGCTCAGAAAATGATGAACAAATAGAATACGTTACAAATGGCGTAAATGGTGCTGATCAGTTTGAAGATAGGGTTTTACAAGACGGCGGCACGTTTGAAGATAGCAGTTGTTTACAGGAATTTGTAGATGACTTTACACTTTTTGACTTTGATACAATTTACGTAGATACTGATAGCGGTGTTATTAAACTTACAGTTGAAAACGTTGAGGAATGTAAACACCAGCCTTATAAGGTAACGTTTATTAATAAGTTTGGGGCGTTGCAAGATATTTGGTTTTTTAAACGAACTAACGAAGTGCTATCAACTAAAAAGGAAGAATTTAAGCGCAATATAGCAATTGACGGAACTTACAATATAAGCAAACACCAAAACAAAATACTAACTAAAAACGGCAGCGAAAAACTGACGTTAAATACAGGGTTTTATCCTGAAGCTTATAACGAAGTATTTAAACAAATGCAGTTAAGTGAAGATTGCTGGATTGAAATAAACAGCCAAACGCTGCCAATAAATATTTCAGGCAGCAGCTTTAATTATAAAACCCACTTAAACGACAAGCTTATAAATTACACAATAGAAATAGATTTTGCTTTTGATACAATAAATAACATTCGTTAATGCAAATAATAGAATTATACATAAACAATACAAGGGTTGATCTGTTTAAAGATGAAAGCGTAAGTATTACAGACTCAATACAAAACGTCCGTGATATAAGTAAGATTTTTACGGCCTTTAGCCAGCAATTTAACTTACCAGCCAGCAAAACAAATAACAAACTATTTAAGCATTATTACAATTATGAAATAGACAACGGTTTTGATGCACGCTATAAAGCACCAGCAGAAATAAAGCTAAACGGTGTTACTTATAAGACAGGCAAAATACGTTTAAATAGTGTTGATTTAAAAGACAATATTCCTTATTCATATAAGGTTGTATTTTTTGGCGATACCGTAGAACTTAAAGACCTACTAGCTGAGCTGTTGTTAAGTAGTTTAGATTACGACAGTTCAATGGACTTTACATATAACGCAACAAATATTTGGAACAGGTTTACTACAACTGAAAGCGGTGCGCCTGATGATGTAATAGTGCCACTTATTACGCATAGTAAACGTTTTGAAATACATACTGACAACAAATATAGAGATGCAGATAATAATGATTTAGATTACATTGATATTAAGCCAGCTGTAAGGGTTAAAAAAATTATAGAGGCTATTGAAAATTCTGGTTTAGGGATAACCTTTAGCAGTGAGTTTTTTAATAGTGAAGAATTTAATAACTTATATTTATGGCTGCATAAAAACGAGGGCTATATATCAAACGCAGATGAAGGAGGTAGCATATTGCAAGTAAACAACAGGCTGCACCTTGTTACTTCTGATAACAGCTGGTCTTATGCAAGTGGCACAGAACAGCGGCCTTTAGACTTTAGCCAAATATTATCAACACCGTCATTAAATAACGGTAACTTATTAGTCAGGTATCAATTTGTTTGGACTATAACTACAACGAGTACAGAGCCATACACACCAACTATTCAAACAGTAATTAACGGACAGGAATATAACTATTTTGGGCAAGAATATACAGGAAACCAAACTTTTACATTTCAAACAGTAAATTCAAACCCAGCTGTAATTTTTGCAACAGGTGGCCTTGAAAACCCTTATAACTTTCTTTTTAAAATACAAAGTACAAACACGTTTTCAATGACGCAAAGTCTTGAAGTAAGATTGCAATATAAATCAATTTATGGTGGTTCTTATAGTAACGTTTCTGTTGGTAACTACAACGCAGGAACTAATGATGTTACAAACACTTTTAGAGTAGGGGAAAATATGCCAAGAATGAAAGTTTTTGACTTCCTTATTAACTTATTTAAGATGTTTAATTTAACCGTATTTAAACGAAACGATGAGTTAGTAGTTGAGCCATTACAAGACTTTTATAATGCTGGCAAACGGTATGATATTACAGAATATGTAGATATGAGTAAAAGTAGCGTTGCAAAATTATTACAGTTTAAAAACATACTACTAAAATATAAAAGTAAAAAAAGCCAGTTGGTACAATTTTCTGATGAAATACAGTCACTTCCATTTTCTGAGGAAAGCTACGGAAATGATTCGTGGGATGGTGGCAGCTATAAAGTTGAGGTTGATTTTGAAAAAATGATGTATGAACGTTTATTTGAAACTGATGATACAACTGTAACCCCAATTTGTCAAGGTACGATGTTAGACAAAAAAGGCGAACCAACAATTGGAAAACCTTTATTACTTTATATTAAAGACACAGACCCAGACGGTTACTTAGATTTAGAAAGCGGAGGCGGTACACCAACAAACTATAAAAGACCATCACAAATATTTGAAAACGCAAGTAACAGAACAGCTTTAAATTTTGGCCAAGAAAACGATGAATTCCAGCTGGCAGTTACAGGCCGTAATTTATTTGAAACTTATTATCAGGATTATATAGTTAGTTTATTTGACGCTAAAGGTAGAAAGCTAAACGTTACGGCATACTTACCGCTGCATATTATTTTACGCTATAAACTAAATGATAGGTTTATAATTAACGGTAGAAGTTATAAAATAAACACAATTAAAACAAATCTACTAACCAACAAAAGTGATTTAGAATTAATTACAGAACTAAGAAGCATCAGTGAACTTGAAAATGGTATTAATCCAAATGCCACTAGAGTCGCACAGCCAACAGTAACAACAAAAGATGCTAGTAGTATTACTTTAACGTGGACTGCTGTTAGTGGGGTTACAGGGTATAAACTTTATGTAGATGATGCTCAAGTTGATAATGTAACTTCAACAGGTTACAAGTTTAGTTCTTTAGAAAGTGATACTACTTATAAGCTAGGGGTACAAGCAAGTTACACAAACTTTGATGCACCAATTACAAATACATTTGAAACAACAGACTAATGATAAAACTAATTATTGATAGCTTAAAATACGCAAACGGTGAAACCGAAAATATACGCATAGCGCAAGGCAAATACAAACTGCCTACAACATTAAAAGAGGGTTACAAAGCACTTAAAAAGGAAATAAAATGGCAATAGAAAAAAAGATAGTAATTGACGTTGATACGGTTAAAGCTGCTGGCGGTTTAGACAAGTTTAAGGATAGCATAAAAGAAACCAACAAGGAAATAGACAACACCAACGCCTCTACGCAAGCTATGGCGGGAACAGTAGACAAAGCAACTGGCGGCGCAGTAAGTAAATTCCAAGCCCTTAAAGGCACGTTAAAAACTGTTATTGGTAGTTTTAAAAGTTTACGTATTGCTATTATAGGCACAGGATTAGGAGCTTTATTAATTGCAGTTACTTCACTTGGACAGGCCTTTACACGTAGCGAAGAGGGGCAAAACAAGTTTGCTAAAATACTGGGTGTGATTGGAAGTGTTACTGGCAACCTATTAGACTTGTTAGCTGATTTAGGCGAGGGGATTATAAGCGTTTTTGAAGACCCAAAACAAGCTCTTATTGACTTTAAAAACTTACTTGTAACCAATATAACAAACAGGTTTAAAGCCATACTTGATACAGTTGGTTTTTTAGGTAGTGCAATAAAAAGCGTATTTAAAGGCGATTTTGATGAAGCTTTAGAATCAGCGAAAAAAGCTGGCAGCAGTTTTGTTGATAGTTTTACAGGCGTTGAAAACAGTATTGACAAGGCGACAAATGCCGTTAAAAGTTTTAAAGATGAAATTGTAGATGATGCGAAAGCCGCTGCGAAAATAGCCGACCAACGTGCAAAGGCCGAAAAACTAGCAAGGGATTTAGTGGTTAAACGTGCCGAAGCAGAACGTGATATTGCAGCCCTACGTGAAAAAGCCGCAGACAAAGAAAACGTAACGGCAGAGGAAAGAATAAAAGCATTACAGGAAGCTGCTGAAATAAGTAACAATTTAGCCGATCAAGAAACCCAAGTTGCTAAAATACGCCTTGAAGCTAAACAAACAGAAAACGCCTTAACCAAAAGTAACAAAGCAGACCTTGATGAAGAAGCGCAATTAAAGGCCGAAGTTATTAACAAAGAAACACAAAGGTTAAAACTACAAAAGGCTTTGACGGCTGAAATTACAACCGCAACACGTGAAGCCAATAAGGTTACAAAAGATGCTGCAAAATCTGATGTAATGACCGAAGAGGAAAAGCAAGCGGCCATTGAAAAAATACAAGAAGATTACCGTATTAAAAAAGAAAACAAAGATGCTGATAATGAGCTAAAAAAGGTAGAACTTGAAGAACAAAGAAAGCTTGCTGAACTTGAAAGGTTAGGGGCTACAAAAGAACAGCTGTTAGAAGTTGAAAAATATTACGATGAATTAAAAGTTGAGGCCAAGAAAAAGGTTGATGCCGATATACTTGCATCAGAACAAAATCTGGCAGAAGAAACAGCACGTTTAGAAGAACAAAAAACAGCTGCAAAGTTTAAAGCCCTTGACGATGCTATTGGAATAGCTGGCGCAGAAACTGGCGTAGGCAAAGCCCTTTTAATAGCGAAACAGGCTCTAGCTTTAAAAGAAATGATTATGGAGGCCAAAAAAACACTTGTGTTTGGAAAGCTTGCAGTTGCAAAAAGTGTCGTTGCTGGTGCAGAGGGTACAGCCCAAACGGCGAAAGTTGGGTTCCCGCAAAACATACCTTTATTGATAGGTTATGCAGCCCAGCTCGCTGGTATTATAGGGGCTGTAAAATCAGCTACAAGTTCGGCCAGTAGTGTAGCCAGTACAATAGGCGGCGGCGGTGCTGGTGGTGGTGGCGGTGCGCAACCGCAAGCCCCAAGATTTAATATAGTAGGCGCAACAGAAACAAGCCAATTAGCTGAAGCCATAGGCGAGCAAGAACAACAACCTGTTCAGGCCTATGTGGTGGCAAATGATGTAACAACAGCCCAAAGCTTAAACAACAATATTGTAGAGGGTGCAACCTTATAAAGACAAAAAATAATAAAAAACATTATATAATAATATGCGAATAGTAGAACTAATTTTAGACGAGGAACAAGAAATAGGTATTGAAGCTATTAGCGTAGTTGAAAACCCAGCAATAGAAGAAGATTTTATAGCTCTTAAATCACAAGAGTTTAAACTTGCAGAGGTAGACAAAGAAAAGCGTATTTTAATGGGTGCGTTACTTATTCCAAATAAGCCCATATACAGACGAAACGGTGAAGATGAGTATTATATATATTTCTCAAAAGATACTGTCTTAAAAGCTTCGCAAATGTATTTAATGCAAGGCAAACAGAACAATTCTACTTTAGAACACCAATACCAAATAAACGGACTATCATTAGTTGAGAGCTGGATAGTAGAGGACAAAGTACACGACAAGAGTGTAAAGTATGGTATGGACTTACCATTAGGAACTTGGGTAGGAAGTGTTAAGGTTAATAACGAGCAGATTTGGAATGAGTTTGTAAAAACTGGTAAGGTAAAAGGGTTTAGTATTGAAGGCTACTTTGCTGATAAAATGGAACGACCTAAAGACCAAACTATAAAAGACGAATTAGCAGCTATTGAAGAAGCTGAAGCAGAGTATTTATTAAACGAGATACGAGCCATTATAAAAAGCGACAAGCGTGTTAAGAGTGGTAAGAAGATGATACTTGAAAGCTACTCGGATTATCCAAGTGGTGTAAAGAACAACGCAAAGCGAGGTTTAGAACTTAACGAAAAGGTAAACAATAAATGTGCAACCCAAGTAGGAAAAGTTAGAGCACAACAATTAGCGCAAGGTAAACCAATCTCTAAAGAAACAATTAAGCGGATGTATTCTTATTTGTCAAGAGCAGAAGAATACTACGATGAAAGCGATACAAAGGCTTGTGGTACTATCTCTTATTTATTATGGGGTGGTAAGGCTGGTCTACGTTGGGCTAACAGTAAATTAAAAGAATTAGATGCGTAATGTAGCGGTTAAAATAGAACGCAAAAAAGTAAGACGTAAAGGCATACACGCTAAAAGTAAAACTAGTCAATTAAAGAGTAGTAAGAACTATAAAAAACTAAATAGAGGTCAAGGTAAATGAGAAGATTTAAGAAGTTTTTTACACCAAGTAGAACAAGTCCAAAAGGTGGGCGCAGAGCTTGTTTATGCGAGGATAACACCTACTCTATTAAATGTTGTGATGGTAGTTTAAGAGCGCAAGGCATAGGTAGTACAACTGGCGAACAATTAGATGTTTGGTATGGTTATTATGTTCAATCTTGTGGTAATGGTCATAATCATCACGTTCACATACACGACACACCTTTAACAGTAGGTAAGACATATTATTTGACTTTAGAAAATAATCATAATGAATGTTATACTATTTTAGAAGAAAGTCAAGCAGAGGGAATACATATAAATACAGCATCTATTGCTTATGATGATTGTACAACTTGTGAAAATGCTAACTAAAAATACAAAATTAATTTTTAACACTTATATATTAATATGAACACGAACGATATGATTAGTAAAATCAAAGATGTTCTAAACTTATCTGAAGAAGTTAAGTTGGAACAACAAGCGTTAGAGAACGGAACTGTTTTAGAAGCAGAAGCGTTTGAAGCTGGTAACGAAGTATTTATTGTTACCGAAGATGAGAAAGTAGCTGTACCAGTTGGAGAGTATGAACTTGAAGATGGTAAAATACTTGTAGTAGCAGAAGAAGGTCTTATTGCTGAAATTAAAGAAGCTGAAGCCGAAGAAGAAACAACAGAAGAAGTTGAAGAAGTTGAGGCTAAAGAAGAAGAAAAAGAAGAAATGGGCTATGCAACAAAAGAAGAACTTGCAGAGGTTAAATCAATGATTGAGGAAATCAAAGCAATGTTAGAGCCTAAAGAGGACTTAAGCGCAGATGAGTTAGGTAACCTTGTAACAGAGGAATTATGTAAGCACGAAAAAGTAGAGCTAAACGAAGTACCAGAAGAAGTACAAGCTGAACTTAATGAGCCAGCAGCCGAGCCAATCAAAGCTAACCCAGAGGCTAAACAACACAAAGTACAATTTAAAATTGCACCTAATAGAAGATTAGGGACATTAGATAGGGTATTTTCAAAACTAAATAAATAAATAACTAAAAACTAAAATAAAATGAGTTTATCAATTACAACCTCATATTCGGGGGAATTTTCATCAAAGTACGTAGCGGCAGCTTTGCTCTCTGCGGACACATTAGACAAAGGTAATATTACAATTATGCCTAATGTCAAGTTTAAATCTGTAATTCAAAAGGCTTCAACTGACGATATCGTTAAAGATGCTACTTGTGATTTTCAGACTGGACAAGGAACACTAACACTAACAGAAAAAATCTTACAACCAGAGGAATTTCAAGTAAACCTTGACCTTTGTAAGAAAGACCTACACAGTTCGTGGCAAGCGGCTGAAATGGGCTTTGGATTGAACGACACTCTACCAGCTTCTTTCTCTGATTTTGTATTGGCTCACGTTGCTGCTAAAGTAGCTGACCGCACAGAGAAAAACATTTGGAGTGGGAATTCTGCAACTAGTGGACAATTCGATGGTTTTGCTACATTGTTAGCTGCTGATACTGGTTTGCCTGCTGGACAAGACATCGTAGGTACTGCTGTAACTGCTGCAAACGTAGTTGCTGAATTAGGTACTGTTGTAGATGCTATTCCAACTGCTGTTTACGGAAGTGAAGATTTAGCTATTTATGCTGCTTCTAACGTAATTCGTGCTTACACTCGTGCATTAGGCGGATTTGGTGCTGCTGGAGTTGGTGCTAACGGATACGAAAACAAAGGAAACAACCAAGTATTAGGTAACCTTTTCTTTGATGGTATCCCAGTTATCCCAGCAAGAGGTGCTGCTGACGATATGATTATCGCTGCTGAAAAGTCTAACCTTTTCTTTGGAACTTCTTTGTTATCTGATTTGAATAATGTATCTGTTTTAGATATGCAAGAAATCGATGGCTCAATGAATGTTCGTGTAGTGATGCGTTTCACAAGTGGCGTTCAATATGCGCAGGTATCTGACATAGTTTACAGAACTGTATAATAATTAATTAATCAACGTAGAAAGGGGTGGGGAAATTTACCCTACCCTTTTTTATTTAAAAACACTTTAAAAATATGGCTTGTTCATTAACAACTGGTAGAAAAGTACCTTGCAAAAGTGCAGTAGGTGGTATAAAAACTATTTACTTTGCTGACTTTGGTACTTTAGGAGATGCCACAATAGCTTCTGGAGAGATTACAGCATTTAGCGGAACTCCAGATTGGTTTCAGTTTGATGTTAAGGGTAATTCTTCTTTAGAAACAAGTATCAATTCTTCTCGTGAGAATGGTACAACTTTCTATGAGAGTACACTTAACCTTACACTTACATTCCAAGACAAAGCGACACAAGAGGAACTTAAACTAATTGCACACGCACGACCACATATCGCAATAGAGGACTACAACGGTAACTATTTCGTTATGGGATTAGAACACGGAGCTGATGTAAATGGTGGTACTATTGTCACTGGTGCTGCAATGGGAGATTTAACTGGGTACACAATCACAGCGGTAGCACAAGAAACTGCACCGCCTTATTTTGTAACAGGGTCAGTAATTACTGCTGATGCAGCAGGAAATCCACAAATCGACCCAACTGCATAATCACAATTAGGGTTTTAAATTTAGGGTTATCTTAACGGATAGCCCTTTTTTTATGCCTTACAATACAAAATAAATTAGTTTTGTTTATATATTAATATGAAGCTAATAGGCACAAACGGAAATAAGACCTTTAAGATAATACCAAGACAATATATCAATGGTGGTATAACAGTAAATCTTACAAGCGAAAGCACTGGTACAAACGTAAACTTAACTCCTACTGCATCAACTGATGGTAACTATATGAGTTTTGATGCGGTTTTTGGAACGTTAACAGAAGGCGATTTTTATATATTAGAAGTTAAAAACGGAACTAGTGTAATTTACAAAGACAAAGTATTTTGCACAGACCAAACAATAAACCAAACTACTAACGACTACTATTCTATTAATAAAGATGAGTATGTACAAGAAGATAGTTTTGATAACGATTACATTATATTATGAACGATTTAAGAGTAGTAAATTTAAGCACCTACACAAGCCCACAAATTGTAGAGAAAAGCAACAAGGAATGGGTTAGCTATGGCGCAGACAACAATTACTTCGCATACCTAATAGACCGATACAATGGTAGCCCAACAAACAACGCTATTATTAACGGAGTTAGCGAAATGATATATGGCAAAGGTTTAGATGCTTTAAACAGTAGTAAGAAGCCAGAAGCATACGCAAAGATGAAAACATTATTCCACAAGGATTGTGTGCGTAAGCTATGCTACGACCTTAAACTTATGGGTCAATGTTCTATGCAAGTTATATACTCAAAAGACCGCAAGACTGTGGCACAAGTAGAGCATATACCAGTTGAGAACTTAAGAGCAGAAAAATGTAACGACAAAGGCGAGATAGAGGCTTACTACTATTCTGACGATTGGAGTAAAGTAAAAAAAGCAGACGATTGTACACGCATACCAGCTTTTGGTTATTCAAAAGAAAACATAGAGATAGTATATGTTAAACCTTACAGAGCTGGATATAAATATTATTCAAGCCCAGACTATCAAGGTGGTTTACAATACGCAGAGTTAGAAGAAGAAATAAGTAACTATCACTTAAACAATATCCTTAATGGACTAGCTCCTAGTATGTTAATTAACTTTAACAACGGAACTCCAAATGCAGAGGAACGACAAATGTTAGAGAATAGAATATACCAAAAGTTTAGCGGTTCAAGTAATGCTGGTAAGTTTATATTAGCGTTTAACGACAACCCAGAGAGTGCAGCAACAATAGAGCCTATACAATTAAGCGATGCGCATAACCAATATCAATTCTTAAGTGATGAGAGTGGTAAAAAGATTATGGTAGCACATAGGATTGTAAGCCCTATGCTTTTAGGTATTAAAGACAGTAGCGGACTTGGTAATAACGCAGACGAGTTAAAGACTGCAAGTATACTAATGGATAACACCGTTATTAGACCATTTCAGACACTTTTAATAGATGCCTTTGATAGTATATTAGCTTACAATAATATTAGCTTAAAACTATACTTTAAGACCTTACAGCCTTTAGAATTTACAGACCTTGAAAACGTAGAGGATGAAGAAACTAAAGAAGAAGAAACTGGGGTTAAATTAAGTAGAGAATTAGCAGACAACGAAGCTGACCATATTTTAGAAAACTTACAAGGCGAAGAAGTAGACGAAGAATGGGAGTTAGTTGAAGAAAGAGAATATTCAGAAGATAATACAGACATTGATGTTTGGGCAAATGAATTAATAGAGCCAAAGAAAAGTTTGTTACAGAAATTCGCAGAAAATATACCAAACCTTAAAAAAGGTAAGGGCGATTTTTCAGTATTAGACAAAAGCTATTACAAAGTACGTTACAGATATGCGGAAAAATATAGCAGTACTAATACAAGAACTTTTTGTAAAGCACTTATGGCTCGTAATATGGTTTATAGAATTGAGGATATAGATGCAGCTTCAGATGAGGGTGTAAATGAGAGTTTTGGGCATAAGGGTAAAAAGTACGATTTATTCCGTTGGAAAGGCGGTGTAAACTGTGGACATTATTGGGCTGAACAATTATATAGGCTAAAGAAAAAAACAAACGGAAAGTATAT